TAGGACTATGGCAGCTGGATTAGGTTTTAAGACCTTTACTACTGGCGAGGTACTTACGGCAGCTGACACTAACGGCTACCTAATGCAAGGCGTACTAGTGTTTGCCTCAGCGGCAGCGCGAGATGCAGCTATAACCTCACCACAAGAGGGCCAATGCTGTTACCTCAAAGACACCGATGCAGTACTCACCTACTCAGGTGCAGCTTGGGTTGGCTTTGACGATAGCAACGCAATCCAAAATAGCATTGTGGATGCTAAGGGCGATTTAGTAGCAGCTAGCGGAGCAGACACACCCGCCCGCCTAGCCGTCGGCAACAACGGTGAAAGCCTCGTAGCAGATAGTTCCGCTTCAACAGGCTTGCGCTATCAAGCAACACCAAGCGCATCTAATCCTATTATTAATAGCGGTTTTGATATTTGGCAACGCGGTACGACTTTCTCAAACGGTGCAACTAATACTTATACTGCTGACCGTTGGACATATGGTCGAAGCAACAATGTTGCAGGTCAAACAGTTAGCCGACAGGCAACGGGTGACACCACTAATTTGCCAAATATTCAATACTCAGCGCGTTCTCAAAGAACAAGCGGAAACACAAGTACTGAGCAATGCCATTTACTCTACAATTTTGAAACTGCTGATTCAATTCCTTTTGCTGGTAAAACAGTTACATTTTCTTATTATGCAAGACGAGGCGCTAATTATTCTCAAACTGGAAATGCGTTAGATGTTGTTTTTAATACTGGAACAGGTACAGACCAAAATATTTGGACTGGTTATACAGGCACGACCACAGTATTAGCAGCGTCCTCAACTTTAACGACAACTTGGCAGCGTTTTACTCATACTTTTGCAATTGGAAGTTCAGCAACCGAACTTGCTTTTTATTTCCGTACGACTCCTATTGGTACTGCTGGGGCAGCGGATTATTTTGATTTAACGGGTGTGCAACTAGACATTGGGTCAGTTGCTTTGCCTTATCGCAAAACAGGGGTAACACTTCAAGGAGAATTAGCCGCTTGTCAAAGGTACTATTGGACTGCCGCCTCAGGCACTTCTTACACTCTTTGTCCAGCGTTTTACTACAATGCTTCTTATGCACAAGGAATTATTCCATTTCCTGTAACTATGCGAACTGCACCATCCTTAATTGCAACATCTGGCACTAATTATTATTTCATTGCAGCCAATGGCAGTGCGGATTATCTAAACTCTTTGACAATTATGCGCGCTTCAACAAGTGCCGCAAGTTTAACAAACACAACTGAAGCATCTGGAGTTCAAGGTTATGCAGGAGAATTGGCAACCAACAACGCTTCCACATCGGTAGCATTTAGCGCGGAGTTATAAAATGACAAAAATCTATAATGAAGTAACAGATGAGATTACTGGCAAGAAAATCTTTTGGTACGAGGAAAATGGTTTTAGAGTGTCTTTCCCAGAAGACCCAGCCAACTCTGACTATCAGCGCTATCTAAATCCTGAGGCGGAACACTTCACACCAATAGTTACAGATGCAGACTAGCTACAACGGCTGGCCAGCATCTAAGGAGCAGGCTGAGATAGGCGTTAAGCCTTTTAAGGTCGAGGGCACAAGCCTTAAAATCCGCTGCGCGGAAAAGGTAGCGCCGTTGCTAATTAACTTTGCTAAAGAGTTTAACGAGCTAATAGAGCCAATAGAGGGCGGTACCTTTGACGATTGGGGTTATGCCTACAGAGACGTAAGAGGTGTGGTAGGCAAACTAAGTAACCACGCTAGTGGCACAGCTATAGACCTAAACGCTACAAAACACCCTTTAGGCAAGGTAGGTACGTTTGAGGCCAGCAAGGTACCGATGATTAGAGCCCTGGCTAAAAAGTACGGGCTAACCTGGGGCGGGGATTGGACGAGAAAAGACGAGATGCACTTTGAGATAGCACTAAACCCTGAAAAGGTCAGGGTTTTAATTACCAAGTTAGGGATAGAAAATGCCAACTAGTTCACAAGTAAGCGTAGGTACTACAGCTACATTATTAGTAGCAGCTTCAACCTTTGACCAAACCGTGTGGATACATAACTCAGGCGGTGCCACGTATATAGGTGGTAGCAACGTAACTACAGCAAACGGTTACAAGCTAGACACCGATGATAAAATGGAGTTACCTGTCGGCGATAATGAAGGACTTTACGGAATTGTTGACTCAGGCACCAACACGGTTTTTGTACTAAAACAAATCAACTAAAGGGCATTTAGGAGCAATACAATGCAAGAGCAACTAAAGGCCGCGGCCTTGTCCTACCTACGTGCAGCTCTATCGTGCGTGGGTGCGCTGTATCTATCAGGTATCACAGACCCTAAAGTACTAGCTAATGCTTTTCTAGCTGGGCTAATTGGGCCAGTACTAAAGGCACTAGCACCCAATGAAAAGCAACTGGGAATAGGCGCTAAGTAAGTGTCGCAGGCCCAGGCATATATAGCGGTAGCGTTGGGGATTGCTACGCTTTCAGGGCTTATGGCTGGGCTTGTGCGCCATCTTGTTAAGTACTACCTATCCGAGCTTAAGCCTGACGGCAACGGCGGGCATAACCTAGTAGGGCGCGTTGAGCGTATTGAGTTACGCGTGGATAAAATCTATGAAATGTTGCTAGAGGACAGATTATCTAAGTAGAGCGTGTCGCGTTGCCTTTTGTCGGTGGGTAGGTTCATACTTTAACTACACACGCCGGGAGGGCTACCCGGGTAGGTAGCTCATCGGCCTTAACAAAGGGCGAAAAATGAATAGTTTAGACTTGATGGTAGTAGGTATGGTTTGCCTGTTTATGGGCTTATTTATTTATGCAGCTTATGAAATGGGCTACAAAGTAGGCCTGGGTGAAGGTTACCTACGTGGGCGTAATATAGCTAAGGCGCTAAAAGAAGCTGAGGCCAAGCGATGAGTAATTTCTTAGAAGGATACGAAGATGTCAACGCCCGCATTATCAGGGCGCGTAAAGAGTTTCCAACTTTGCGGTTAGTCGCATACATAGAGGATATAGATATAACAAAAGGTTATATTCTTGTTAAGGCTGAGGCCTATAAAGAGTACGAGGACCATTTACCTAGCGCTGTTGATTATGCTTTAGAGGTGCGTAGCGACAGAGGCGTAAACCTTCATTTTTGGGTAGAAAACTGTGTGACTTCCGCTTATGGAAGAGTTTTAGGCTTGTTAACACCTGGCGGTATTGCTCGCAGTACAAAGCAAGATATGGAAAAGGTAGAGGCGCTAAGCGCTAAAGATGTAGCACCGGCCAGCGATGATTTATGGGCTACTACACCTGTGGCTCAGACAATAGAGGCAGTCAAAAATGAGCTAGGCGGCATTTACTTACAAGGCAAACCTGAGTGTAAACACGGCGCACGTGTCTGGCGTACAGGTACTAGCGCCAAGACAGGCAAAGAGTGGGGCAATTACAGCTGCATAGAAAAGAGCAAAGCTACACAATGCGAGCCAGTTTGGTATATGCAAACCTCTACAGGTTGGGCGCCTCAAGTATGAGTAGCCAAATGGAGTTAATCAACCTTAAAGCTATGACGGGCAAGCTCTTTATAGATGGTGAAATGGTCGCAGAATACAAGGTAGAGACGTGCGACAAATGCGCCAGGGTGACACAGCTAGATAAGTTTGGCTATCAAAAAAACTCATATGAAAACATTATATGGTTTTGCAAGGATTGTAGGTAATGACTACCTCTAAATCCGATTGGGATATAGACCTACGCTACGGCCAAGACGGGGAAGAATCCGTACGCCGGCTCCTTACTATGGAGACGGTAGAGGTCAAACGCGATAGGCGCTGGAAAGAGACAGGTAATATATACATAGAGACATCTTGTTACTACGTTAACGAGCGTGGATTTAAGCCTTCAGGCCTATCAGTATCTCAGGCTACTCATTGGGCCTTTGTCCTGGAGGATTTAACGGTAATAGTCTCTAAATCTGACCTCATCAACACCGTAAAAGAGTACGGTAGAAATATAAGCTGCAATATTGAGCCTAACGTCTCTTTTGGCTACCTTATAACTATTGACTCACTACTTAAATGGCAAGTAGAAAAGGCCGAGAGAAACGAGTTTATCTATGGACATTATCCGCTTTGAGTGCCGCAACTGTAAAAAGATAACAGACCAATTAGAGCGCATAGTTAGCGATAACCTGCCGCCTAACGTAAAGGTCTTACAATGCATTAAATGTAGCAAGATGAGCGTATGCCTATTGGTTGATTATGCCGATGTATGAGTATGAGTGTATTAGCTGCTCAATACGCTTTGAGGTGCAGCGCTCTATACACGATGTAAATATACCTAAATGTTGTGGCTTTGATATGCGCCGTATCTATGACCCAGTAGGTGCCATATTCAAGGGTACTGGATGGGGCAAGGATGCTTAAAATAGGCTCATTGTGTACGGGTTATGGTGGTTTAGACCTGGCCGTTGAGGCACACTTTCAAGCTAAAACGGTTTGGTGTGCAGAGTTTGATAAGTACGCAAGCCAGGTTATTAAGGCGCATTTTGATATGCCTAACTATGGTGACATTAAAGCTATTAACTGGGCTGAGGTTGAGCCTATAGACATACTTACGGCTGGTTATCCTTGCCAGCCTTTCAGCCACGCAGGTTATAGAAAAGGTACAGATGATGCGAGACACATATTCCCTTACATTTTGGAAGCTATTAGCGTACTTAGACCCCAATGGGTCATCCTGGAAAACGTGCGAGGACATCTCAGCCTCGGACTTAAAGACGTTTTACAAGGGCTTGCCGAGCAAGGGTATGATGCAAAATGGCAGATTGTACGCGCTTCGGACGTTGGAGCGCCGCATCAACGGGCAAGATTATTTATTGTTGCCTACCCCAACGGTTATGCACGTACGCAACCACGACGAGACGATAGAGGCATTTCAAGCGAGGGAAAAGAAATCCTCAACTGGTCAGATAGGCAAATCCACGGGAGTAGCGGTAAGGATGATAGCCACACCGACCACCAATATCAGCCACACCACGGGCAAGTGCAGGGATTGGGGCGCCGATTTACTCCACGATGTGAAATGTACTTGCAAAGTCCGCCGAATACATTGGATAGTGAAGGAAGATTAAACGCAGAGTTTGTTGAATATATGATGGGCTTACCTGTTGGTTGGATAACTAACCTAGGACTATCTAGGGCTCAACAATTAAAGATATTGGGTAATGGAGTTGTTCCACAACAAGCTAAGTATGCGATTGAATTACTCACCTCAGATTGGTCTATAGATGCTTAATAGTTATCCACAGGAGTTATCCACAGGTAGTAATAACTGTGCAGACACGCCCAAGACTACGCTTAATATTGCATCTCGTTTGACATCGCTGGTACGCTGGTACCGCGCAGGCGAGCCGCTGAGGCGTAGCTCAGCCAAGCGCTATCAGCTAACGCCACACTTATGCTTACTAGTAAGCGCATTAGTAACAATGAATATAACAACAGCAACTGCATACAACCCAAACGTAGAGAGCTATAAACTCTATGCTCATATGAAGCTATTAGATGATAAGGCCTATAGGTGCCTAGTAACGCTATGGCGTTTAGAGAGTAATTGGAACCCTAAAGCGAAGAATCCTAAGAGTAGTGCGTTTGGTATTCCACAGCTGTTAAAAATGACTGAGACTAATCCTTATAAACAGATAGACTTAGGGCTTAAGTACATTACTCATCATAGGATTTATAAAGGTGATACTTGTAAAGCCTTAGATAGACATAAAAGGATAGGGCATTATTAATGGCTACTAGACGTGGTGACCCACGCTCTCAGCGTAAGTACAAGGCGGTTAGATTGCAGGTCTTATCTAGAGATAACCACACTTGCTTTTACTGTAATGCTGAGGCAGATACCGTTGACCACATAGTCCCAGTCTCTAAGAGCGATGATAAGTCTGAGGCGTACAACCCTAACAACTTAGTAGCCTGTTGCAAGCGTTGTAACAGCTCACGCGGTAATAAGTCACAGGCGGTTTTTTTAGCCCATAAGGCTACA